CCAAAGTTATCAAGTGACCATGATCCAGGATCTAGAATTAAAGAAGAAGTAGTAGTTCCTGATCCCCAAGTTCCTCTACTCCATGTCCCTGTACCCCAACCATAACCATATGTTTGTATCGTTGGCCCTATTTCTTCATAAGGATTAATGCTTGTTGATCCAGCTGCAGTCATACCTGTTCCAGATTCATTTGTTTTCATTTGAATTGTAAAACTATTTGCATTTGGAACAGTTAAAATTTCATAAGTAAAATCTTGAAAATCAGCTGTTGTATAACCTGTTGCTCCACCTCCTGGTAAAGTCACAGAAGTAAATGTAATATATTCTCCAACATCTAAACCATGAGAAGATTTATTTACAGTGACAGTATTTGATCCGTTTGTTGATGTAAAAGTTGCACTAGTGATGGCTGTTGCTAAAGGTGTGATGTCATAAAATTTATCTTCGTAATAAATATATAAAGCTTTTGAAGTGCCGAGTGCTGCATATCTGTTACCTTCTAAATCCGTCCAAGTATGCTGAGCACGTGTTGGCCCTGAAATAGTTTGTTGTCCAATAGCTGTATAGCCACCTATTTTTTCTGGTTGTCCGTATCTAAATCTTACAAAGTCTCCATCAATCCATTGGCCTTCTGCTCCTGAAGGAGTATCTGCTTTATTAAAACCTGGGGCTATTCTTACATTTCTTAAAGGCATAAGCCATTTTACAACATTTTATAGCTTCATCCAAGTCGCAGGAGAAGGTATATTATGTTCAGATTTAACCCCTTCTTTCATAGTTAACATTATATCTCCTGATATAGAAAGTCTTGGTATATCTTTTGTATTCTTTCCAGTCTCGTGAAACATCATAGATGGGAATATAATTACGTTTCCTGTCTCTGCAGGATACTCAGCTTTGCCATAATTACTTTGGTCCCACTCTGTAAAATATGGATCTCTTTTAGGTATAGTTAACCCAACCTTGTGTGCATCATCATCTACTAAAAACAAGTTACCTTGTTCGTGTGCTTGTGGGTAATAGACAAAACTAAAGTGACTACTCATATGTCTATGGTAAGAAATAAATTGTTCTTTAGTAGATAAGGTAGCCCAAGATTTTGTTATATATATTTCAAATAAATCTAAATTATATTTTTGTGCAGACAAACATCCTTGTATTACTTTTGATAACTCAATATATAATTCTTTAAATCTTTTATCTTTATGTAAGTTATCATCAATAGATTGTAACTTTTTTGGTTTAATGTCCGTGGTCCGTGAGTACTGAGAATTGGTTGGAGTAATATCTCTTAGTATTATTGGTACAATTTTTTTATTAATATCTTCAAAGTTTTCTAACTTAGTTATGTATATAGGATAACCAAACCATTTAGATATGTTTGCCATAAGGCACTATACTAATTTATTCGTAAGAATCTATACTTAACTTCTCCAGCTCCACCATCACCACCTACACCAGTAACACTTTCACTACCATATTGAGCACCTCCACCACCTCCACCTGAGCCACGAGTTCCTGCAGTTCCTCCAGTTGAACCACCTTGAGGTGATCCTGCACCTCCTGCAACATTTCCTGAATAAGATGCACCACCAGTTGATCCACCTATTTGACAGTTGTCACCACCACAGTTTCCATTGTTGCCACCTACCGCACCATTTCCATTATCATTAAAAGTTCCAGTTGGTCCCGATGTATTCGATGTAACATTTTTAGATGTTCCATCGCTATCTCTAAAAGTACCTGAAGTAATTACAGATCCTGAAATTGTATTTGAACCTGCGGTTCCCGCTGTGTTACTTCTTAAAGGACCTTGTACTCCACCTCCTGAAGCTGAAGCTCCTCCACCTCCGTTTAATGTAAATAAACTTCCTGCTGTTGATCCAGATAAAGTTGTGTTAGTTCCACTACTAGCACTTCCACTGTAAGCACCTGTTCCTTTAGCACCACCTGAGCCAATAGAATAGGAAATTGTTTCGCCTTCAGTAACACTAAATATTTTGTCTGATACAAATCCTCCAGAACCTCCTCCACCTCCAGCAGATTCTCCTCCAGCTTTATCATAACTAACTCCTCTCATCGCACCACCACCTGCTCCGACTCCTGCTTCAACATGAATTGCATTAGCACCTTGTGGTACTGTAAAAGTTCCTGAACCAGAACTTAATGTGGAATATGAAGTTGCTTCAAAAGCTGCAAAGACTAGTTTCCAAACTCCAGAAACTTTTGCATATATTTCGTCTGCTTCTTGCCAAGTGCCTGACACTTTTCCGTAAGCATTATCTATCTCTTCGAATGTTCCTGATACTTTGCCATAGGTATTAGCCATTTAAACTCCTATGAATATTTAAACCAAATGTCTCCATCACTTCCTCCTGAAGGACTTGATGTACTTATTGTAAATTTTCTTTGTAGTTTCGCAGCAGTCACAGCATCGTTAGCAATTTTAGCCGTTGTCACATTTACATTAGAAATGGCAGCGGTCAAAACAGCATTGTCTGCTAGTTGTGCGCTTTGGATTGCATCGTCAGCCACTTTTGCGTTTGTCACCGCATCATCAGCAATTGAAGCTGTTCCTATTGTACCACCTAATGTATCTAGTGATACTTCATTTAAGTTTGTACCATCAGCGTATGCTGCATAAATTTTTGAAGAATCTAATGTAAATCCAGTTCCCGATGCAGTTTTAATAGTAAGGTTTGTTGGGTTAGTAATTAATCTACAATCAAATATATAAAATTTTTCTATAGAGTCTGGTATTGTAACTATTGATGAACTTGCAAGTGTAATGGTTGCAAATTTGATTACCATATTTCTAGCAGTAGAAATAGATGCATTACTCATGACTAAAGTTGTAGTCGAACCACTTGATAAAGTTATAGATTCAAAACCTGCTATTGCTTGTTGAACAAGTTCTAAATTTGTATTTGTTTTAGTTCCCCATGTACCGGCATTCTCACCGGTAGCCATAAGCTCTAGTTTAAGATCTGATGAAAATGTTGATGCCATAATTTTGTATTATACCCTTTTTAAGCTGCTATATCAACTTCTGTCCAAGTGTTAGAAACTCCTTTATTTACTTCAGTCCATGTGTTGGTGACATCTGGATCTACGTTAGACCAAGCAGTAATTAGAGGACCATTTATAGATCCAGTTAATTGAATACCTGTGACTGCAACCTCTACTCCAGGAACAGCTACTGCCGTACCAATAGAAGATGTCAACTGAGAACCTGTAACATCTACAGGAGTATTTATATCTATGGTTTCTTCTCCTAAAGCAGCTGTTATTTGACTTCCAGTTACACTTACATTTGCATCTGCGGTAGTTGTTGAAGAACCTATTGACGTTTGTAATTGACTTCCTGTAACATCAATGTCTTGCCCTATCGTAGCTAGAACAGATCCAACTGAGAATGTAGATTGACTTCCTGTAACACTAATATTTGCGTCACCTGTTACATCAACACTATTTGTTGACATAACCATGTCATGTTCAGTAACAATAACACTGACATTACCGTCAGCACTTACAGAATAAGTACCAAGTGATAAACCTAATTGTGAACCCGTAACTGGTACGTTTGCATTTCCTACAAGAGCTTCTTCTCCCATTGACATAGTCAATTGAGATCCAGTTACTGCAGCACTTGCTCCAGCTTGAGCAGAAGCACTTCCAATAGAACCTGTTAACTGAGAACCTGTTACACTTACATTAGTGTTTATATCAATATTAGAATTTCCTAAAGACCCTGTTAATTGTGAACCTGTTACATTTACATTTGCATTTGCAGTTACAGTTGAAGCACCAATAGAACCAGTTAATTGCGAACCTGTAACGGCTACATTAACATTAGTTCCTCCTAAAGAAGCTATCGGGGACTGTGATAAAGCTGTAATACCTAACATATAATAAAATCCTTAAAAGGAGACAGGGGGTATGTGGTGGTGCCCTGCCTCCATCTAAGAATTATATCATCGCTTAAACCATGAAGGAAGACCAAGGTGAGGTCTTTTATCAAACATATTCTCCTTTGCACCTGGTGTTTTACGATTATTATAATGTAAGAAAACTTGTACGCATTCCTTACCTTTAAATTTATTTCTCCAATGCTCTAATTCACATCCAGAGTATACTAACATATCACCTTGTTTTAGATCTACTTTAATACCTTTAGCTTTGCTTTCAGTAGTTATTTTTTTCCCATTAGGTATACCCACATTTTCATCGGGGCTAAGATATATAGGCCAAGGATCACCACCTAAATTCATAGTAGTAGATATCTCACAACTAAATCTATCTTTGTGTCTTTTCAACTCATCACCTTTTTTATATATTCTTGCATAAGTATAAGCTGGATATAATTTAAGACTTGTTGCTTCTTCCATTTTAGGAAGACATTTTAACATTAATGTTTCCATAGCCATATTTGCATATTGCGAATAAGTGTTTGGAATCTGTTCATCCTTACTTTCATATTGCCTTATAATATTTTCAAAAGGAGATATATATCTTGTAGCTCTACAAGTATCATATACTTGTTTTTG